CACATACACCATTTTTTATTCTTCACTTATAGCAAGTAACAGACTCGAACTGTATCCTGAGTGATCCAAACACCCTATGCAAACCCTTACAACTTACTCGCTATTTATTCTTATTTGTCGGGTAGGTTGGATTCGAACCAACGTGCTATACATTCCAAATGTATCGAGATAAACCGCTCCTCTACTACCCGTTATTTTAAACAAAAAAACCCCAGTCAATTACTTGACTGGGGTTTTACTATTTATAGTTTTTTACTTAATTAAATTAGTTAGAAAACTATAGACATTACAGACCCAGCCGAGCTTCTCGGGTTTCTTGGATGTGTATGTGTGTTAATAGTTTTCATTTTATTATATATTAAATTGTTATTATTCCTTTTATTGTATATCAACAAATATATGCAATGTTTTGATATACTCCAAATTTTTTATTATTTTTATTTAATTGATCTCATAAAATTCGTTTTTACCCAAGCTTATATGTTGAGTATATAAATTATCAGTTATATCATATCTATGGAAATGCCCATGGACATGATATTTAATAGTATTATTCTTACTTAATATATGGAATAGTTTAGATATATCAGCCCTTTCTGATAGTATATCTTCTTTTAAATCAGGATCACTTTTGAAATATTGTTCCATTATTTCTGGAAATGATCCATTGGGTTTACAGTAACTTGGAGCAGTGTGAGTAATTACAACATCAATACCTTTAATATCTTTAATTATGTTTTCATTCAATATAAACCCCTCATCATTCCACCAATTTGGTAACTGACCCATTCTAGATAACATATCACTTTCCATTTTCCTATATTTCCGATCAGGACTTATAGCTCCTCCTACACATAAAACTTTATCATATTTTGTTTCTATTATAGAATAGTCTGGTAAAAATTGTAAATTACTGAAAATGTGATCACCTTTAAAATAACTAGGGTTATCATGATTACCCCTTATAACATACATTATAATATTCTTCTCTTTAAGGAAATCATTTATATCTTGGAGCCTTTTTTCTTCTTTTTTAGGATTAATAAACCCTACTTCAAAGTCACCAACTTGAAATATAGAAGTATCAGATATTTTTTTTCTTTCAATATCTAATTTCATATGATGAATATTTCTGTGTAAATCTCCTAGTGCGTACATAATAGTGTAAATATAGGCTAAAAAATTAAATTATCCAATAACTTTTAAAAAATAATTTTAAAGGGTTCTTATCGAAATTTTTTTCGATTCTTGACATGAATTGTGAAAAATTCAATTTTATCTTTATCTGGATAGATATTATCGTTTACATTATATTTTTCATCACCTACAATAATTACTTCTGGATAATGAATCTGTATATTAGTTAAATCAAATCCATCTTCTATCATTTTAATACTTAAAGAATAATCATCTGTACATAATTTACCATTTATGTATATAGTAATCATATTACCTGAACTTTTATATTCAAATGTTTTATTCGGTAAATTATCTTCTAAATATTTCTTTAATTTAGTTATCATATATTTTATGACTTTATTTCTCTAACTTCTAATAAATTTTTTAGGTATTTTTCGTATTTTTCTAGTAATATGATAAATCCCTCTTCATTTTCCCTATCAGGGATCGTTAGGGGACTTTCAGTCAAGTGTTCATACACCGCAGGTTTTTCATTACGGAGTTTGTTTGTTAAAACAATAATATTTTTTTCTAAATTATTCTTTCTGCTCATATATATATTAGTATTTATTTAGTTTGATATCCCATACCTGATTCAGGAGTATTAGTTAATTGTTCAACTAAGGATATTAGATAATAAGTTTCTTGTTCCATACACATTATAGTATATTATGATATTTATGTTTAATTAGTTAACTTAATATTGTGTTGGTATTGATCACTATTATTATCATAATGTGATTTAAAATCACTAAAACTACATTTTTGATATGAGTCTTCTGATACAATTACAACCTCATCTTCGAATTTATGATGTATGATAATCTTACCCATTTTGGAAAGTATGAAAGAACTATCAATGGATACTTTTTTTGTTGAATAAACTAATTTAACTTTCTTTTTTATCCAACCATCCAATATTCTATTGAGAACCATTACTGAATAGTTTGGGATATTGTTATTATTTGGTAAAAGAATACAATGTGGATATGTATTTGTTGGTATTAAAATACCAAATGTAGAATTTTGACATGAAGAAGTTGTAATTAATTTCATTGTTATGATCCTACTCTAATTAAAATCATTAATCTATCTCTTAACGTTAAATCATCAGGAGTTCCTTGTAATGGGATAAATGTTTTATTCATTAAAAATTTAGGCATTGAATATACATTTACCCTTTTATCACTCCGCACACAATCCTTTATTATAGGATAGAATTTACCCTTTTCAAAGGTACGTGTATAAGTATCACAAGCACACATAACAAAGGTATTATCCTCAATTTTTACATTTTGTGATTCAAAAAATTGTTTAACATCCATTCTTAAAATCCTTCTAACTTTTAATATTATTTAGTATTGTTTTCTCTTTTGTTAATTTTCTTTTGTAGTTCTGCTGCTGATTCATAATTTTCTTCCTCAATAGCTATCTCTAAATCCAGTTTTAATTCATCTAAAGTGGTTAACTCAGTCTCACCCTCTTCATCACCATATTCTATTTCTGTATAATCTACAGTCTCATCATCATTTAATTTAACTCCACTGGATTTCATTATTTCATCAGAAACATAAATTTCACATTTTGAAGAGTAAGCCATGATAAGTGATTCTGAAACAGAAGACATGAAACTATTATCAGTATCTAATGTCACTTTAACATTAAATACCCCAGTATTTAATTCATTTATATAGATTTCTTTAACATCAACCTCAGATGCTCTTATAAACTTTTCTATTAAAGATGCATCACCACTCTCACTTGATATTGCTGCTATCTCAATAGCAGCATCATCTGTAATGATAATGGGTAATTTTATTTTATTATTTGTTAAGTCTTCTAAAACAACAGTGTGATGATTACCTGTATAAGATAGCCCTAGTATTTTGGTTTTTATTTTCATAAATTAATTCTTTATTTTATAATTATGGTTATATATTTTAGATGATACTTTCTCTTTGAAAATTTTAACATAATCCATTATATCTTTTTTGGAATATTCTTTATATCCTTCTCCCTCACCACTTTCAAAATTATCAATGAACATTTCTTCATGATATTCCATTTCTTCTTCAATTTCCAATTTACGCATCCTTAGTCTATATTCAACAACACTCATTTTAGATTCAGATCCACTAACCTCATCGGTATATAATTTACAAAGAGTAGAGAATCTAATTTTATGTATCTTTTCTTCTAAGATATCATTTAAACTACTATAGTAGTTATGGAAAATAATATGATGTTTTAAACTTGCCATAAATTTTATTTAACATAAATATAATAAAAAACTCGGTTAATAAAAATTGACCGAGTTTTTTATTATGTTAGATAGATTTTTATTGACTCTCTAAAAATTTCAATTCCTTATCACTTAAAGCCTCCATACCTTCTGATGTTATCTTTTCTAAGATAATATCAACATCCAATATTTCTTCTTCTTCTGTATCGTAATCAATTTCTCCTATACCCTCAGAGTTTTCTTCTTGTGCATGTGGGTGATCTTCACCTAATACCATTTTTAAGTACTTCAAAGAAATTATATCTGTGTTAATAGGTGGTATAGTGTCTATAACCTCTTGGTTTTCTAACTGATGTTGTTCTACAAGCATTTTAACTTTAACCTCTTCACCAACTATTTGGATTATCCGTTGAGGAAGGTTAAGTCTTTTCTTTGCTCTATCTCCACGAGTATAATTATTAGCCCTCATAGTCACATTAACTCTGGTTTTTGATAATTCGAAATCAAGTCTGTCGGAGAATCCCATTTCAAGACTTTCCTGGTTTTTAAGTTCCCTTAATACCTGTTCATCATGACCATTAGTTTTTTTGACAAAATTCCCCCAAGAGTAAAACCAATTTATCTTTTCCTCATCTCTATTTCTAGATATAGATTTTGAATCTCTTAAATCAGAAATAAAATCATCATACAACTCTGGGTAATCATTTTGTACATCATCTTGTGTTACTTTAATACTATTCATAAATACATTTTTAGTTATTAATTATAATTTAATTCAATTGTTATATACACCTAATATACTAAAAGTTTAACATAAAGTAAAAAAATATTAAAAATAAAAACTTTCTGAAATAAAAAAAGTCCTTATTTGAATTAGGACTTTTTTGATATTTTATTATAAAATGGGATATTAATCGAATTCAACATCAAACCTTTCAAGGTTTAATCTATCAGTTTTAACTTTAATTATCATATTATTATCTCGTGTAGTATAAGATAATGTTCCTTTATAAACCTCATTTGGAGACATACTTAGACTAAAGACTTTCTTATATGGGTGGTAATATTTACCATCATAATACATATAAGAAATAGTAACATCTTTTTGGACATATCCATCTGTTGTATTTTCAAAAGTGAAAACGATAAACTCTTCACCGTTCTTAACCTTTCTTTCGTGGGTTTGATCAACTTGAGTGAAAGCCATAATAGAAAGTAAAGTGAAAATTACTAATAATAAAAGTGATTTAATTTTTCTGAATAACATATTTTTTGTGTTTTTTAGTGAGTTCTTAATTTTATATCTATTCAAATATAAGCATTTTATTCCGATTGCGCATCATAAAAAATCATAAAATAAAAAAGGGAATCCAAATAAATGAATTCCCTTTTTTGTTGAAATGAAATTAATGTTTAAGTACTTAAAGTGGTAGGTTTCAAGAATATCTTACGATTCATTCTATCAACAGCTAATACTTTAACTAAAATTTCACTACCTCTGTCATAATCTACATTATTCATTTTCTCCTTTTCGGATGTGTGTATAAGACCTACTGTTTCTTCATCTAGATTAACTAGAACTCCGAAATTTTTATGATCTCTCACAACACCTTCTATGATATCACCTACTGAGATATCATCCCATAAAGATTCCTTTTGAATCTGTGTTAAGATAATTTTAGAATCCTTGATTATTTCTTTTACATAGAAATCAATTTCTGTTCCTGCGTCTATTGACTGTATCTTATCTTGCCATTCAGGATGGATATTAGATTTATGTATCATTCCAGTTAAACATTCATTAAACTCTACAAAGACACCAAATGGTGTTGTTCCAGTTACATGACCTGTATAAACATCTTCTGAATTTAACTTCTTTATTTCTTTTGGTTTTAGTGATTTAAGGTATTTACGTCTAGATATAATATATGTTCCTTTATCACCTGCGTATGATTCTATCATAACTTTTAGACTTTGACCCACAAGTAATTTTCTAGCATTATCATGTAATTTATTTATACCTGCAAGTGTATGTGGCATAAATGCTTCTAATGTTATATGGTTATGAGTTATTGTCATATTATATCCCGCTGGAGTCATTTCTTTAACATATGAATCTATATATTGTTCGGAGTCTAATGATTTAAGTTCCTCATGTACTTGAGCTTCATATAAAGCTGCTATCGATCCTTTGATCCAAAATGGGTCATTATAGACACTCATTATAGCTACCTCAAACATATCCCCATATTTATGTCCCTCAAGGAAAGCAAACTCAGTAGTGTTTTTACTTACTCTTATATAATCCTTACAATTAGCATCAAATAAGAAGTCACTATCAGATTCTCCTATTAAAGTTGCTTCAATAGTTTTTCCTGGTACAGGAGTCTTCATATCATAGCTCCTATACATTTCCTTTTCTTCATCTGTGACTCCAGATGGTAATAGTCCTTTTTGTAATCTTTGTGAGTGGTCTGTACTATCATCATCAAATAAATAGGCTAATGATGGATCTCCGATCTCAACTGTTTCTTTTTTTTCTGTCATTCTTTTAATTTTTAAAGTTACTCCTTATTATAAGTGGATTTTATAAGTAAGTTTTAAAAAATTTAAATAAAATTAACAATTTTGTTAAATAATTCTTTTTATTTTGTTTCTTTTCATATAATCCCTTATTCTTGCAGATTCTTCGAAATTTTCATTCTCAATACTATCACTGAGTTTTTTGTTGATTTCTTCATTAACTTTCTTGGGATCTTGTAGATGTTTTAAATCTTGGATCATCATATTGTTATAATAATCATTCATTTCCTCATAATTTGAGAAATATGGGGTTTCTATTTTCACTGAATCAGAAAAATAACTATATGGTTCATTAGGATCTATCTTATTTAATTTTTCTGATTTTATAATACTTTCTATAAAATTATCATTAAATGCTAAATTATCAATTAGATATTTAGCAAGATGGTTTGGTCTATTTCTGAATATTTTTAAAAGTATGACCAAATTTTGATAAAGTTTCTCATTATTATTTTCCATACATTATATATTCAGATAGATAACCTTTCCTAAGCTTTTTTGAATTTAATATTGAAGTAATAATTGAATTTGAATTCTGATCTCACCTTACTTTGTTTAAAATTTACCTTTAAAAACTTCTCATCATAGTCTAAATTATACTCAACCTTATTTTCTATATTACTTACATCAGAAATATTAGAATCGTAATTTATATTACTACTATCTTCTATATTTGGTTGTAGGTTATTATCATCTAAAAGAGATTTATATTTAATGAATAAATCTATCTTATTAAATTTATACCGATCTAATAAATTACTAACTATATAATCATAGATTGATTGGTTTACACTACTATCCCTTGTCTTAACATTCAAAATACCCTCAAAAGCTCTAGACCTTTTTAATTGAATGAAAATGTAATTTTTTAAAATTTCCCTCAAATTTATATCTAAAATCCACTTAGTATTATTTATTTTATCAAATTCAGTTTGTGATTTATCATATATTAACGTGTGGTTGACTTCCTTATCATCACTTGGTGAATATGTATATGGGTCTAATAGTTCCTCCTGAGTTTCGTTTATTTGTTCCCTATTATCATTTTGGTAATAGATTATATCCGTATCTTCAATACTAATACTATCTTCTATATCTAGCATTTTAGAACCAAAAAAACTTTTTTGCTCAGACATATTGAAAGAACCCTCAACTTTAGAATATTTAAATTCTGGTGATATATAACTCTTTTTCATAATATATTATTATTATTATTTTTTCTCAACACGAGTATAGAACTTTTCATCCCATGTAGATTTAAAAATATTATGTTCAGTAACATAGTATCCAAATTCATCCAACTTTGGGTATATAGATCTTGTGGATTTTTTATCCTTTAACTTTAAAACATTATCCCTTAAATTTACTTTAGAAATAATTTTTTCTTTGATAATACCAAAATAACTTAGTTCCTCATCAAATATATAATTACCATTAATTTCACAACATAATGTCGGTCTTTTAAATATTTCTATTTCTTTAAAAATAGGGGAATAATTACCATTGAACCTATATAGAGCAATTTTAGTTGTTAAATTATCTTTCTCATCATCAGTTACTTGTCGAATAGATGTTGATATAGCTTCATTATTATAATAGTTCAATTCACCAATATTATTAATTTCATTATTTTTTAATTTTAATTGTGGTTTTAATATATTCTCACTTAATCTTATAGTAGATCTTTTAAGTGACCCCATAAGACAATCAAAACTATCAGGATCTTCTGCTGAAATTACATACGGAAGTTCTTCTATATTATTCAAATTATATTTTTTGTATGTTAAATCCTCTTCAATAATATAATAATTTAAGTAATTTAGAAACCCATTCTTTTCACTAATATCATTTAAACTACCTATGAAATTATAGGCTGTTATTTTCTCACTAATATTATCATATAATTCATCCCTGTTAGCATTTTTAATATTACCAACCGTATTATCATCTATATAAATTTGAATCAGAATATTATTCCATTTTTTATTTACATAGATATTTATTCCATTATTTAATGTGTTACCTTCTTGTATGGTTAAATAATATTTATTATTCATTAATATAACATTATTATTATTTTTAGATGTTCCATAAACTCTATCTTTCTCTGGTATGAATGAATGTTTCCTTTCCCATTGTGATGTTGATTCATCAGGTATATTATCTAAGTTAGATGGGATTAAATTCCTATAAACTGTTCCCTTATAATAAACATAGTTATTAACAGGGTATGTTATATTGGATGACCAAAGATTAACAATATTCCATAAAGGCTGAGCTGTTGATTCATCAATTTCAATCCAATTATTTGATTTAGGAATAGAATCATTACTATTACTTGATGATTCATAATATTTATTATTATAAATAACATGATCAAATTCTGAATATGTAGATGATGGGTTATAAAAATTTGTTGAACTAGTACTGCCATTATTATGAGTATAATATTCACCATACATACTCACCCAATCATTTGTATATGTATTAGTCGGATTCCAAAATGGGGTATCGCCAGTGTATAATGACCAATCAGGAGAATTACCTGGATTATTAATAGTGGATTCAATAACCGAACTTGTAGAAGAAATATAAACAACATCTTGATATAATACAAGACTATTCTCATCATAAGATTCGCTAGTTTTCCAAGTGTCAATTATATCCCATTGAGATGAGGTATTTGATATTGGTGTGAAATCATCATCAATGTTAAATTTAAGATCAGATAATATTATAGAGAACTTCCAATTTTCGAACATATTAGATGTTAAAATTGAGATATCATCTATACTTTTATTACCTGTTTGAGATACACTAGTATTAACCTTATCAACTTTATACATTTTAAAGTTAATGCCTCTAAATAATGTCATGTTAGGTATATCATCATCTCCTTTTAAAATATATGAATATTTATTAGTATTTCTAACAAGATCTCCATTATCTAATTTCTCCTTTTTAGAGAAAATGTAACTAAAATAATCATTACTATATGTAGTACTAATAGTTCCACAACTAACTGTACCAACATTTAAGTATTTATCTATACCAAAGTCAAAATCAGTATCAATATCACCATTTATACCTACCTCTGATATGTGTAATGTGTGATCAATATAGTCATTACTATCAGGATTTATTGTGTAGAAATAATCTAAATTTCTTTCAATTCTTGAAGGGTATTGTTCATATACATTTGTGCTTTTATTTAAATTCTCCCCATAAAACGAATTATTAAACCTATATGGGTAATCACTATTGTTTAATGATCCTTGATATCCCCACTTGGTAAATATTGGATTCTTTCTCCATATATTTGATAGATCAGATATTTCTGTATTATTAGGGTTATTTATTTCAAATAACTCTGAATTACCTATATATTCTGAACTTGTAGGTATATTAACAAGCTCATTACCATAAATATATTCATTAAATTCTATATTTATATCACTTTCAGATGGTTTTATTTTAAATGATTTTGGTTCTAATGTACTTGATATAACATCCTTTTTTTCATATTCATACCTATTAAATCCAGTTTCTATCAATTCGCTATCAAAATCTTTAATATCACTAAAATTCAATCTATAAATATTGAAATTCATAGGTGGGTTATTTTCATCAACTTTATTTAAGTCAATAGTGGTTTTAAAAGATTCATCTGTTTCATTTATCCAATACTCTAGTTTGTTATTATTTATAGAAAACCCATAATCTGTTAATATAGAATATTTATTACCATCTTTAACTATTCTATGGAATTTATCATCAACTCGTATAACCCAAACATCAGCCGTATCAAATGAATCTATTTCAAAATTAGTAGTATTAAATTTAGGATCATAAGAAATCTCATTATTCTCATTTATTGAAATGACTTCTTTATTTAACAAACCTTCTTCACCACTTAAATCAAATGGTGATATTATTTTATACCTACCTAAATTATCTATTCTAACTTGGTAGAATCCACCTTTATATTCAACAAAGGTTTTAGTATCTTTATATCCTCTAACAAACGGATCTACTTGTGAAGATATGATTATATTATCCAATATTTTAACATCACTGTATAATTCAAATGGTGAATATGGAGTTATGTTTTTAACATTCTCTAAGATATCTATATAAAACCCATAATACCTATTTATTGACCATTTCCTAAGTGTTTTTTTAGTAGCTGGTGTATCATCAAATAGAAAATTGAAGTTAACTATATTTGGGTAAACTATTTTATTTTCTTGATATCCTGATGTTAAAGTTTTTTCTAAGTCAAAGAAAGTGTTTTCTGTTTCTAACAAATCTTTCATAAATAAAGATTTTGTTGTATATCCACCTGTTAGATAGTCTATCCCTGACCATTCTGAAAACTCATCACTTCTAACATCTAAACTAAATTTAAAATCAGGAAATTCCTTTTCTTCTTTAAATGAGTTTTTAATCCATTCACCCAAGGGTGATTCTCCATCCATATTAAAATATTGAATACATTTCAGTTTATTTAATATTTGTTCTCTGAAATTACCATTTGTTATTTCTATTAATCCTGGACCATCAGCTCTAAATATCATAAAACCTTTAGGGAAACTATTTTTCTCAAAATGTAATGGAGCAAAGCATGAAAATTCTTCATTATAATTTACATTATCGACATTACTACACCCCATTTGGTAAAGATCATCAAACTGTTTAGAGTAACTATCAAACATATCATCATTATCCTCATCATATCTTATTTCAAAAGCATAGTTAGCTGGTAAATCTTCATAAAATGTGGGTATTAATTTATCAAAATTTGCATCTTTTCTAAATTCAACCTTTTTAAACCTATCTGAAGACATTTCTTCATTAGAATCTATACTTTCCATATATAGGTGACCATCTGGAGAAACCATTATCTGTAAATTTGTTGTTAAAGCAACATTTGTATGTAATAATCCGAAACTTTTCATAATTAATAACTATTTATTTCTTAGTGTGTTAAGTCCTAGAAGACTTAACTAACTTTTTATTTGGTGTTATTTTTTGTATCCCTACTTTATTTCTATTTATGTTAAATTTAACTGTGAAAGTAAATGGTCTATTAGCATCTTCATTCTCCAAAAAGAATCTAACTCTTTTTATATGTCGTGTTGTAGTAGAAGAATTATTCAAGTTTATATAATCATAATTATTACCACTCCCCGAATTTAAATCAATACTATTCATTTTAAAGTAAATATTGATAGGGATCTGTATTGATCCTTGATCACCTGGGTTAACACTTTTGACTTTATCAGAATTAGTTTCAACTAAGTTTTCTAAGTTCTGAACAACAGGATGTATAGTAGTTAGTAATTTACTATTTGAACTAACTGTTGGTGAATCATCTACCCATTTAGATTTCTCTACCACAGAGTTATTATTATTAACAAAATCTAAAATACTATTTTCTGAATACCCAACGTTATATTCTGTTTGTGATAATATACCAGTTAAACTATTAGAATTTTGTATTTGGAAATCATTTCCTATATTTTCTGATAATTTAACAACTGTTGTATCATCAACACTAATAAAGTTAGAGTTATATAAGAATTGATTATTTAATTGAGTTCGAGTATTACCAGTTGATGTATTATATGTGAATTCATCTCTATCATTTACCCAAAATACTTGAGGAGCATCTGTTCTTAAAAAATCAGAATTAGTATAATAACTTCTATTAGATAATAATCCTAATATAGATTCTGATGCTGTATTTTCTACCTTTAGTAGGAAGTCTTTTATAATATAAACATCATTTGAATAAACTCTTCCAGTTGGAACACCGCTTCCTGTGAATTCGTTTAAGTAATCTTCACACTCGACATTGAAAGTTATTTCTTCATTACCTTTAATTGAAAAATACTCTTCATCTCTTATAATAGACACTGATAAAGTACCTTTAGTTCTATTAACAGCCTCTTCTAATGATTTAAGTCTATTTTCTAAACGATTTATATATTCAAATAAATTTAATTGTAACCCACTATTATCATCTCTTATGTTAGTAAGTATCTTTTCATCAGTATGCATATATTCCTTATCACCAACGGTTACCATATTAGAAAGGTGATCATCTAATCCCTTAGCTTCTAACTCAGTATCAATTCTAACTTTCAATTCATCTTGAGTAGCTTCTCTTAGGATAAATTCATTATCACCCAAAACATCTGTTAAGTTTTCCGGAAAATCTATTGTTAAAATCTCTGACCAATCTGATTCTAATTGTGAATCTGGATATCCTATTTCAGATAACGATTTAATACGTATCTCTACCGATTCATTTTCTTGAATAGGTATTTCCAATTGATTAATATTTGGTGTATCAGAATCAGCAACATCCTGTATTTCCCAATAATACCCACCGGTACTTTCATCTTTGATTCTTTTTCTAACATCTGTTCTTATTTCCTCCCAATTTGAATATGCTGCATTTTCTGATAAGTCACCATCTGTGTTTTGTATTTTAAAACTTTGAACTGGATTTTCTTGACCATCTTGTGAAATATATCTATATTGAACTTTAAACTGAATAACTTCTTGTGGTCTACTACCCCTAACTATTCTTGGGTCAGGCATTAACCAAAATCCTCTAACTTTATATTTAGCTCTAACTCTAGATAGACCAGCATTTGATGATAAGCTTAATATTTCATTAACTGCTGTTTTTAATTGCTTAGATTTAGAAGATTTTTTATTAACTAGTTGTCTTACTTCATTATCAAATGATTTCTTAGTTGATGGAGAAGAAAACTTAGTTGTTTTCAATTGTTTTGATTTTGATTTTATAGCTTCATCAATTTGAGTTAATTCGGATTTTAATTTAACCCCAGTATTATGTTTTTGGCTAATTGACCTTCTATTAGGATTATCAGTTAAATGTTTATTAACCTGAACCACTCTGAAGTTATTTTCATTTAAAAGTGGTATATTTGGTATAGATCCTAAATCTTCTGGTATCTTTTTTTTCACTAAATCTTTAATAACTTTACCATAATCTAATACTTTTTCTTGGTAAAACTGTTCCATGGATTTACCATTATCAGAATCATTTGATGTTAAATTCAAATCATTTGAAAAATACCCTGTCCCTAATGACCAATCTTTTGCAAGTAAATGGTTATCAGCATTCATGGGTTTAACAAAAATAACATTTCTTTCATTATAACCTATTGACACTCTAATAACCTTATTAAAAACTATTGGAGAATATATTTTAAGACTCCCCTCAAGCACAGGAATTGGTTCAAGACCAGTTATCCTTTCTAACCTAATTCTCGGATTGGTTGAAGCTGTAGAAACTTCTAATATTTTATATCGTGTGGTAGAATTATTCTGATTAAGTATTAATTCATCACCATCCTTTAATTCTAATGCTTCTCCAGAACCAGTAACAATGTAATTAAGTGTATCTAAATGATACCACAATCTTCTATTAAGTGTATCTTCCTTAATTTTCAATACAGAAAAAATACCATCATATAAAACCTCATTTGGCTCTAAATCAAACATTTGCTCATCATAATTAGGGTTAAGGGGACTTATAACCCCAGGAGTTGATCCATGCCAAAATTCAAATTCGTCTAAACTAATATTAACTTGGTTTCTAAAGTCACTATTAAAACTATTTAAGGCTGATTGACCAAGATTAGTAAGAGACCCCTCCGAATCCTTCTCAAAAGTTACTATATATCTCCTAACTAAAGATTTCCTAACATTATTTTCAACCCTATCACTTAAATCTATTTCCACAGAAAGCATAGGATTTAAAAGTGAATCAAAAAACCAATTATTAGTAGAGACAAAACTACTTACCGTATCTAAATTATTAATAGTGTTCGGTTCGACATTTAAATCAACAGTTATTATTTTTTTAAATCTATTATCCGCCTGTTGTATAAGAGAACCATTCGTATCTATTGAGAAGAGTGTGTTTATATTGTTATTAAGTCGTTGTATCTCACCAAGTAAATATCCCATTGATGGTACATTATACGTACTCAAAGTTCCACCATCATCAGTAAAATTAATCGGAATTGAACTTTCATTTGATGTAGATACATTATCTAATTTACTTAAAAGTTCTAAAATATTTGAGTTATAATTAACTACTTGCGAAGCTACTGTAGCAAATGAATTTTTTTGCATATTATGTGGTGTAATTTTTAGTTATATATTAATAAGTAGTTCTTTCAGCGTGGTTTTTTAATTTAATATATAAAGGTATGTATATTCAGAGGTATGAAATATTCGAAAATGTCAGACAAGCTAAGAAATATTTGGATGAAAATGATATCCCACCCAATGATAGGTTTTATCTTGAGCTAAAAAATATACTCAGAAAAAATTTAGGATACCTTGGTAAATTTACCGAATGGTTGTTTCATAATAAAGATCATCACCCTGGAGTTACTATAGGTTTCTTAGAAGATGTTTATAAGATGATTAAAAATGTGGGACTTGATAAAGACATTAACACATTTAAAACATCGGAAAGTTTATATGATTATCTAACTGATAAAAAACATGAAACTAAAATAAACCAGGTTATTAAATCACTTCCATCTAGATCTAGAAATCTTATAAATCAAGAATTAAAAGATCTCATTAAAAATAATATTGATAATATTGATAGTATTAAAGATTTCTATTCTAAAAAGGGTGGGAGGTATAAGAATATTACTGACCTTATTAAAGATACTAAATCACTAATAACTAATTTACAAGGAAAATGGAATCCGGATAGTATCAAATATAGAGATAGGGAATTAGTTTATAAAGATAGTAATACATTGATTTTATGGATAGATAATTATAATAGGTCATGTGATTTGGGATCTAAACACTGGTGTATATCAACAAGTGAGAATATGTTTGGACAGTATACTGATGGTTTCAAGAAACAATATTTTATATATGACTTTACGAAAGATATATCTGATAAGAAATCTATGATAGGAGCTACTATTGGTATAAATGGATTTCCTACTGATATCCATTATAAGGATGATACTGAAGGAAAAAAAGAAGATATATTACCATATATGGATTATTTAAAACCATATTCTAAAGATTATATTAGGAGTAAAATAGATTACTATAGTATTAGTGAAGTGAGTAAATATGGTCTTATTGATGATGTTAAAAGACTATTAAATAAAGGGATAGATCCTACTATTGATAATAATTATTCTATTAGAATGGCTTCCGAAAATGGACATACTGATGTAGTCAAATTATTACTTCAAGATGAAAGAGTAGATCCTAGTGATGATAGTAACTATGCTATTAGAATGTCTTCTGAAAATGGTCATACCGGAGTAGTCAAATTATTACTTCAAGATGAAAGGGTAGATCCCAGTGCTTATAATGGTCGGGCTATTAGAATGTCTTCTGAAAATGGTCATATTGGTGTAGTCAAATTATTACTTCAAGACCAAAGAGTTGATCCTAGTACTACTAGTAATTTATCTATTATAGGATCTTCTGAATACGGACATACTGAGATAGTCAAATTATTACTTCAAGATGGGAGGGTAGATCCAAGTGCTAATAAAAATTATTCTATTAAATGGGCTTATGGTAATGGACATACCGATATAGTTAAACTATTACTTCAAGATGAAAGGGTTAGAGAAAAATTAACCGCGGAACAAATTAAAAAGTTCTTGGATAACTAAATACCCACTACATAAGTGGATTCCTAAAATCATCAGGATTCTCTGGTAAACTTTGTATAATAGGATCTATCCTATCTAATTCTAAAACTTTAGAATCATTAAGTAAGAAATTGATATCAATCCAGTTAAAATTCAAAGTCAAGGTAAATGTTTTCTCACCAAATGCTTGATCAGAATAAGATAATCTGTTTTCAGATTCAGTTAATAATACAATTTCTCTAAAAACTATTTGGTAAATAGCATCCCTATGTATATCAAGACTCGTAACAACAAAGGGAGCTACATATTCAGCAAATTCTGTATCTAAATAATGTTTAACGAAAATATCCCACAGTAACCAATAGTTAAGATCCTGATCCACTGATCTAAATGTAATATCTATTTGTCGTGTAGCTACTATATCTTGAACGTTTGTTGCTGGTTTATAATTTATTTCTTTACCTCTTTTTCTTATTTGTGTTGGAGACTCAATTGATAATCCAGGTACTGATATTTCCTTTATTGTAGAAGAAAGGTAATCAATTACATTATCATACTGAACCCAATTTTTTTCTAAAATAGGAGTGTATGTTTCCAGTATTTCTTGTGGTAAGAAATCACTTGGTAGTAAAAATACAAACTGCGATGAATTAGAATTTAACCTCATATATTATTTATTTTATCTATTTTCTGAAAAATTTCCCCAAATTTTTTGGTGATATAGCTGTTTTCAGTTTACTATTTTTAAGAACTCTCCTCCTTGTTACTATAGCTTCCTCTCTAATTGATGTATCTGGTATTATACTTGGTTCAGTAGGTACATTATTATTCTGATCTTCCTCTAATTCTCTTTGAGCATTCAATTGGTTTAGATTATTTGCACTATCATACATTTTAAAAGTCCCTGAGTAAAGGATAGTTGTAGTATCATTAAATGATGTTGTTAAATAAAAAGCATTGATACCAGATATGAAAATATTTCTTAAATCAGGTATCTTCTTAGATCCTATTTTAAATAATATTACACCGTTTTCTAAATCAACTTCCCCAGATTCTGTATAAAGATCAACTTTAACTTCTAATTGCGAATTCTTAAATACTAATTGTATATTATTTGATCCTGATAAATCAAAATATTCTATTTTAGCTGATTCTTGATCAATTTCTCGTGCTAATATAAACTTAAATATATTATCAAATGGATATACTAATATTTGTAACTTACCGGTTCCGTACCAAGTATCTTTACCTAATTTAACATTATCAGACTTTGCAACAATATTTCCCCTATCTGTTATAACAGGATATGGAACTTTAACCTGTTGAAATTCTAACCCACCTCTATTACCCAATATTGAATTCAATTCATCTAAACTTAGACCACCACTTGAAATATCAATATTATTTTTTAAGTTATAAATTTTCGGCTTTGATGCATCTTCAACATTTATTCTAGATAACGAAAGTGAGTATTTAGCAACCTCATCAGATAACATACCATAACTTGCCTTTCTTGAAATTTGAGAGTCATCTACTTGATCTATTAATTTCATTTCCACATCAATTACTGCTGTTGTGGATGAAAATTTTATTATCGGTCTAAATTCAATAGCTTCTGAAAAGTTATCAGTTACAGTATAGACCGAACTTTTACCTCTTAAATTTTCCTCAAACATAGTTACTTCATATTGAGCATAATACCTCTTACCTAACCTTCTTGAATTTTCAATAAATCTCCCAAATTCAGATGATGTACCATTAAAAATACCATATATCTCAAAGAAATCACCCTCTGGACTATCCTCTATCATAACTCCTAAATTTTCAAACTCTGGGACTTGAGGGAACGATATAGTTTTTGTAGAACTAGCAAGGTAGGTAGTGATATTATTTATCACATCCTTTTTTGTTAGAAAATGGAAATCTATGATTACTGGTGAATTTTGACTGAGACCAACAGCATTAGTTAAATTTGAATTTATTGAATTTGAAGTAGCATTAGTACCATCTCTTTGTAATCCTAATGTATATGGAGAGGGTATTTGTATTTCGATGTTTTTACCCCATAGTTGCTCTTGAAATAGAAGCTGAGGTGTAGAGAAACCCAATTGATTCATTCTTGATGTATCAGTTACATCAAAAAAGTAATTTGATAATTCATAAAAATCTCTATTATTGAAATCTAGTGTATAGACCTTCAAATTAAACCCTAAGAATTCATTAAATGTGTAATTTATAGGGAAATGTACCTTGATAGTATCATATCTAATAGGTAATCCACCCGAATAGTCTTTATTCTGAAGGAAGTTATATTGATTAGTATCTACCTCACCCCACCTATTATCAATAAGATCTAAAAGAAAAAGAGAATTATCTTGTGTATTATTAGTACTTGAGATATCTCCAGACATAAACCCCATTTTATTATCTTCTGAATTAACTAATACTTTATATGATTCTCCTATTAGGTTTTGGTCGTTATAGATATATTCTACAAGAATGTTCCTATCAACCTTTATGAACTTAGATACCTTCATCTATGAATTTATATTTTAATTATATATAAAATATAACTATACACCGTTAATTAAGCTAAATTAAAATCCTTTAAGAAATCTCTAAGGAAAACATTTTTCTCACCACCTATTAAATCAACCCAATTCTGATAAGTATCTTGTTCCCTCAAATCAGGATATTTTTCCTTATTAAAGACTCGCTCATCAACTAAGAAATTTATAGACGTTAATTGATCCCCTAAATCAGGTTCATTGAAAGTAGATAAATCAATATCATTTTCCTTTAGTGTTAATAAGTGTTGGTTTAAAGTACCAAGTGATTCTTCATTACTATTGGTTGTACCACCATTTAATATTATAAAAGTCTTCCAATTCACAGCCCAATAGTTATACTTATCATTATTAAACATTTGGCTATATTCGACAACACCATGACCAAATTGGATTCCTTGTTGAATAGGTGATATATTATATGGAACAAGCCCATACATCCTCAATTCTAAATTTCCCATATTCTATAAATGTGTTTCAATCATATCCTCAATTTGAGATTTAGAAACAACACCAGTTACTTTTTCTACCAATTCTCCTTTTTTAAACATAAGTAAAGTTGGTATACTTCTTATATTTAATTCGGATATACTATCAAGTTTATTATCAGCATTTATATCACCAACAATAACTCTTCCTTCGTAATCATTAGATATTTCTATAATAGTTGGCTTCATCATTCTACATGGTCCACACCAATCAGCTCCAACTTTTATTAATGAAAGATCACTTTCACTAATTTCTTTAAAATTCTCATCATTTATTTCAATCATCATCATCATTTATTTAATTTTTTTATATAGGGTTCAAATTCTTTAACAATATCTTCATCAGATAAATCAGGATAAGTTTCTTTAATATTTCTATATAAACTTTCCTCTTGGTTTTTCAACCCCTCCATTTCTTTATTTATAGGCTCATATACTTTAGCTAACTTTTGACCTTCAGCATCGGCTTGTGTTAATTTATCCATCAATGTTTTTTTAACACTTTCTAAATCAGTGAAGTCTTCCATATTATCATTTATTTCAATGAAGTCATTTTTATATTCTTCCATTTTATTAGCCGTTTTTTGAATGTCTTCTAAAATATCATTCAGCTTATATTTAATATTTATATAATCTTCTCTTATTTTTATACCTTGATCTAAGAACCTTTTTGATATCATATTTTTAATTATCTTTTTTAGTTGGATTTTTTGGTGCTGTTTTTTTAGCAGTTGTTGTCTTTTTAACAGGTGTTCTTTTCTTTGGTTTTTTACCATATACATGATCTGTTAAAGCTTCTGTAAGTTGATCCCTAATCATTGTTGGATCATTAAGAAGTTTATTAGTAAACTCATCTACAAGATAATCAATTATACTGACTTTATAAGATTCTTCCCACATTTTTAAGAAGTCCTTCCCTGGTATTTTTTCGTTAAGTTTAACATTCAATGAAAAGTTAGTGGATCTTTTTACTTGTGAAAACATTTCATAAATAGGATCTTGTTTTTCAACAATTCGATTTGAAGTTGATTCGCCACCTACATTACCATTATCAATTTTACCATTTACTTGGTTATTTTCATCATACGTTGTAACAGAAGTTTCTCTTGGTCCAGTTGGTTGAACTGGTTCTTTAGACCCCTCAAAAGTGACTCCTTCAAGGTTTCTATTAACAATTAAAGAATCCCCATTATCACCCTCATCTCCAGCTAATTCTTGTAATTTATTATTATTATTTTTAATACTTTTAGATATATTAGCTGCGTTTTCAGCTATTTCTCTTTTTCTTTTTTCTATATCATCATAACTATCACTAGATTGACTATGTTCACCCATGAGTGATGCTTGTGCTGATTGATGTGATTCAACTACAGGAGTAGTATCTTTATTCATTTCTGATCCACCACCATCATCACCATTAGAATTAGTATCAATATTTCTTATTTTATCACCTAGAAATGAATAGAAATTTGACTCTCTATTAGAAAATATCTCAGGATCTATACTTTCATTATAATGTGAACTATCTAACAATCTTTCAACCGCTATTCTATTCCCATTATTCAAATGGGCTATGTTACCCTCAATATTACTAACTTTAACTTCTTCTCCATTAGTATCCTCAAAAACTTTACCTATTAAATTATTATTACCCATATTTTATTTTTAAATTTTTTACCTAAAATAGGAGGTATCTATATATAGATACCTCCATTTTAAGATTTAGATGGTATTTTTAGAATTTAAAATCGAAATCATCATCCTCTGAACTATCAGATTCAACAGACTCAACAGACTCATCCTTAGACTCAGTTTCACTTGCATCATCAAAAGAAAAATCATCTGAACTTGGTTCAGCAGCAGAAGCTTTTTCTGATGTTCTGCCTGTTAAGTAGTTGATAATTTCACTTATCTTACTCTCTTGTTCTTCTGTCAAAGCTTTTGGTGAGAAATCTTCAATATCAGTATCCCTGTTAAGGACAAACTCTTTGATTTTCTCTTGGTGTTCAGAAGAAATAGACCCATCTTCACCCAATGGGATATTTTTAATACCATCACCTGTCGGTAAAGAGATCGAAGAAGTATTTGACATAAATTGACACATTCTATAATCAGGGAATGTATTTCCTTTATCATCTTGTACTTCTTTAACGATTAGTCTAAAATCTTTACCATTTTTAAGACTAAAAATATTACAAGGTTCTCCAGAGATATCACCATTTCTTTCTTGTCCTATTTTATCTTTAATAGTTTTTCCATATTGGAATACCATTATTTTCCCAACATTTTCTTTTTGTTGTTCATCTTCCATCACTAAAACATAAGAAAAATATTTCCTTGCGTAATTAAGCATATCTGCTTTCTCGTGAAGTATAGCAGATTTTGAATTTTTAAGTGACCAATACGTTTCAGTAAGTGGACATTTACTAGAAAATGGTGCTCCTGTTTCTGAGTTTATGTTTTTAGGTGAATCATAATACCCTGCTAATTCAGGAACTTGTTTTGTATCAACATAATGTGATATTTTTTCAATAGCTGATGGTCCTATATCACCATCTTTTGTTAGGTTAGGTAGAAACCTTACGGTTGCTCTATAACCTCTTTTTTTATCCGTTACTTTGGATAGATCAACCCTATAAAGTCCGTCTTTACCAGTTGATTTTTGTTCGTCTAAAAAAGACATTTTTTTGTCTAGTTCTTCATCACTAAACAGATCATCGAAATTGCTCATTATTACAGTATTTCTTTTATATATCATTCTGAGAATGATTACTTATTATAGACCCCATATATTTAATTGTTTATAAAAATATAAAATAAAATTTTGTTAATATATTTAAATTTCGTATAAGGTATTCTAATTATATTTATATTATTATTTAAGCAATAGTTGTTTTTTATAGTATCGTATTCTTTGGTGATTTCCAATTTAGACTCTCCACCAAAATGATCAATTACCTTATAATGTTGAATCCCATCATACTCAATACATAAATTATAATCAGGGCAATAGAAGTCGAACCTTAAAGGATAGTTATTATATGATGATTTGCAATTTTCGAATTTATATTCTGATAAATATCTTATATTATTCTCATATAAAAAATTAGATATGGAATTTTCTCCTTTACTTGATGAGCATTTAGGACATCCAGTTCCTTTATTTAAATGATTTAAAATATAGACTTCCCATTTATGGTTACATTTTTTATGTTTAATTGAAATTCTATTATTAGAGTCAATATAATTTTTTGATAATATCTTATATTCATTATTATGAATTTTATTAGATTTTTCTTGAATAGATTTAATTGTTAATTTATCATTTTTATAACAATTAGGACATTTTCTTCCCTTATTTAAAAAATTATTTGTAGTTATATCCCATTTATGATTACATACTTTATGTAAAATTGTAACTTTAGATGTTGAATTTATATACTTATTACCCATTAAAACATATTCATCTTTATATAGATTGTAAATTCTATCTTTTATTATTTGGATACTTAATTTCTCTTTTTTATAACATTTTGAACATCCTTGTTTTAATGTTAAGTGGTTGGAAATCAATATATTAAATTCAAAACCACACTTTTTATGAATATATCTAATATATTTCTTATTTTTATATATGTAAATTTCGATTATTTTATACCCATTATTATGAATTTCATTAGATCTTTCTTGAACATCACTAATATTCAATACTAATCTTTTATTACATTTAGGGCATCCGTTTTTCTTATATATGTGATTGTTTACATTCATCAACCATTTATGCCCACATATTTTATGTATGGTAAGACACTTTAAATTTATTTCTTCGCTAATTATTTCATATTCATTGTTATGAATTTCATTAGATCTTTCTTGAATATTTCTCACTTAGTATATATTTTTAAAATATATCTCTACCATCCAATAAAAGGACTGAACTCCACAGGCTTAAAATCAAGAGTTCAATAAAAGATATATAATCATATGATATTTGGGAAAATAAGTGATAAGAAATATAACGAGTTATCATTAAGTGAAGTAGAAGGGCTGAATATCCATTATAATTTTTTAGAGCAGTCAGAAGAAGATGTCTTATTTAATATAATAGATGGTTTACCATGGAGAGAAGAACTTAAACATAATGTACAATATTATGGATTTGGGTATAACTATAAGAAAAAGAAATCATCCATAAAAGATTATATGGGATCAATACCAATTAATTTAAATTTTATAAAAAGTAATATAGGAATTAATTATAACCAATTAGTTATTGATAAATATATTTCAAATCAAGGTATGAGATATCACAAAAAGAGTAGTATTTTTGATGATAATATGATAATATGTCCTTTGAATTCAGATTGTGTTATAAGGTTTAAAAAAGGGGATATTATAAAAAAAGTTCTAGTCAAAAGAAGAGCTGTTTTAGTTCTATCCGGTAAATCATTAACTGAATGGGAACATGGTATAACCTATACAAAAACTGATAAGTTTAATAATAGAGTAATTACAAGAGATAAAGAAATAATATTAATGACATTTAGAAACGTTCTTATAACTTAGCTCTCTTGGTGGTTTTTATATGTGGAATTGTCACTATACGCATCACAATATTGTTTAGATGAACCACAAGATGGT